CTATTTGTCATCCGCGTTACCCCTATTCTTTGTGTTCATTTTGATATACTGCCAATCAAAGATATCCGCCATTACGCCGGTTTCATGCCACAGCTTTTGAGCGGCATCCAGTACCGCCTGCTTTTGAGTCATGCCGTGCAACAGCTCTACCCGCATGGTCTGATCCTTATCGCCAAAGGTCAGGGCCATCCGCTCCTGATCAATTTGAACGGCCCTCAGGCGCGCGCCATGCACCCCGTCGAGGCCCCATCGGTAGATTCTGCTGCCGATGAGCATGCCAAAGGTAGATACCACAGTTTCCTCGGTGTCGGCTTGCCTGAGGCTGCCTTCCGTTGAAATAAGAGCCGATTGTATATTTGTACACTAAATGATAAAAAGGAATTTTCGGTGAAATAACCCGGAAGAACCCGTAATAAAACGCTAAAACCCGCTATTTATCTAGGGTTAAAACGAAATTTAATGAAATTTAAAAGCACGCGGTGAAACGGCCGCGTGCAAATATTTTTGGGGCAAAATCAGCGATTTCGTGGACTTCGGGCTTACTTTTTCGAAAAGCTTTTAAAAATGATTGAACCTTTTAAAAGTGATACATTAAAATCGGAAAACCGCCCATGACTAGGGCATTTCATATTTAAAAGCAGATTTAACCTTTTTAAAACATGTGGCTGATATTCGACTCATATGTTACCAATCCACGCGGACTCACGGACATAATTTGCATTTTACGCGGACTCGAGTCCGCGCTAGAGAAATAGGGGCTTTGCGGCACCTTGCTGGCATTTTATAACGCCCCAAAATGTCCGCGTGAATTCATTTAAAACTCGATTTATACAAATCCAAATTTCACGCGCAACCGCGCAACTCTTTTCCGCTTCACGCGCAACCAGTTGCGCGTCCGAAAATGGGGGCTTTTTAAATTAGCAAGAGTATTTAAAAGCAAGTTATACGCGCAACCATGTTATAACTGTATCGTGCGCTGCGGCACCCTGGATTTTATGCTGTCAACCAGTTGACGCGCCTCGCGGTCACGGTACGATAGAAAACGCATGGACTGAACGCTGCCATCAGCAGCCGCATAATTAAAGGCTATATGATAGACAGCTATTACTTGCTGCTTAGGTTGTAGGCCGGAAATGCCGCCCACAGTAGCACCAACGCCGCCAAACAAAACGCCGCCGGCGGCAGCGCGCCCGATGACGCTCCTGTTTTGTTGATACGCCTGGGGTGCTGTGATCACATCGGCTGCGAGAATTTGGTCCAGCCTTAGCGTCAGGATTGATCCGTTGGTCTGGCCCTTGTTCTTCCCCTGGGTCTCGATGGGGCGAATAATTACGGCGTCGCCCTGAAGCGAAAGCTCACAGCATGCCTTTTCCGGTATATAGGCCGGGCCGGCTTCAAAGATAACCTTTATAGGCTCAACGCTCTGATTCCTCTTCATCGTTGCCCTCCCTTATCACCTTAATGACTTTACCGAGCACCTTGACGGTGTACTCCGGAGGATACTGCTGTATAGAATAATGCCTATTCGCAGGTACCAATCGGTATCCTGAACGATCCGTATAAAACCTTTTAATAGTAGAATCGTTATCGATTGCAATCAGGGCAATTTCACCGTTTTCCACAATCGGCTGCGGCCGGATCACCACGCGATCTCCGTCACAGATACCAGCATCAATCATCGAATCGCCAACAGCAATAACAGCAAAATCGCCGTATTGTATTTTATGGTCCGATAGACTCAATGACCCATTATCATCGCTGATCATTTCTATCGGTATTCCGGCAGCCGCCCGGCCTACTACAGGTATTGTGACATATGACGGAATTGCTGGCAAGTCGGAAATAGAAACGTTCTCGTGAGAATTCATAGGCTTTTGTTTCTTCGGATCTTGACCTCGATAGAGAATAATCAGCGCAGTTTCTTGGGCTTGCTGATTCGCGTTTTTATATAGATTTAACAGCTGCTTTTGGGCAGTAGAAACTAACATATAATTTGAGTTGGGTTTGCTGTTATATCCGAGTATAAAGTCTATAGACACACCAAAGAAATCAGCCATCTTAAAAAGCACTTCTTTGCTGGGTAGAACACCATGCTTTTCATACTTTCCGATGCTGGTACGATCCACTCCTATATGGTCTGCGAGAGCCTGCTGCGACATAGATCGTTCTTCGCGCAGCATTTTTAAATTCTGCATACCAAACCCTTTACATAAGGAGACTTATTCCATTTTTTATTATAGGTGAATTTTATTCACATATCAATATAGAGAATAATATTCCCTAAAAAATATTGACATAGTGAGGCATTTTCACTATTATAATAAATATAGAGAATTATATTCTCGTTGGAGGTGAAATATGAACGCCATAGCCTTTTATCGTAAAAAAATGGGGCAAACCCAGCAAGGGCTAGCAGCCGCCTTACAGGTTGACCGGACAACGGTATCCAAGTGGGAATCCGGTAGGGCAATGCCCAAAGCTAAGATGATGCCTACCATTGCAAAGGCAGTCGGCACTACGGTGGAGGCTCTCTACAAAGATCAGGTACCCGAAGAGGAGGCCGCAAATGCGTAAGCGAAAGTCATTATTCCCTTACGCAATTGCGGCTGCCATCGGCGGGGCAGTTACTCCATGGGCCATCCAATGCGCGGCGTTGCAGCGTGGACAAGCCGGCCGGATCGGCGGCGAGTATCTAATCATCCCACTGCTTTGCCTCTTGGTAGCCATCGGAAAAACCATCATCAGTATCTTTATGGAGTACATAAGCGACCATATCAAATAACGAGGAGGAACGCACATGCAGGGACTGGATGAAAAACGGGCTTTTATCGCCAAACTGGCGGAGCTGCTGCGCCATGCAAACGTAGAAATAAAAGATCTTGAGTTGAACGGCGACGGTACCTTTGTAGACATAATCTTTGTCTGCGGTTATCGGAAGCGAGTTTGTATTGAGGCTGATAGCCGAGCAGCCATCATCTTGGATGTATGCCGTGGTGCCATGTACTAACCACCAGGCAGGGCAAGGCCCAGCCCCGTGCAAGCCGGGGCCGCCCCCATCGGGGGCGCGGCGCTCAACCTGCATGGCAGGAATGGGAAAGGAGGAAACCCACGATGAAACTCAGATTTCAGCTCAAGGCCGAAACGAAGACCTGCTACCGCTTTGAACGGGGCAAAAAAGAGGACGGCTCGCTGGAAACCATCTACCTGAAGAAGGACACCGTCGCTGGCATTGATCCGAAAATGGGCTTGATCATTACGATCGAGGAGGGAACGGGCAATGAAATGGACTGATGCGCAAACGGCCGAACTGAGGCAAATGTGCATGGATGGTGCAAGCAATGCCGCTATAGCCGAGCATTTCGGCCTTCCCGTCACGGACATCCACGCCAAGCGGTCGGCGCTTGGCATCACCATTCCAAAAGTAAAGGCCATGAAAGACGCGGTCCCGCAGGCCGTTAAGCCGGAACCCAAAGCGGCGGCGCAGGATGCGGATTCAGTTGTTAGCCTCACAATCACCGAACAGGAGCGGAAATTCCTGGCAGAGTTTGCTGAAAAGCAATACGAGGGTGCCAAAGACAACGTCGGAACCAGAACTCCCATCCACGTCGTAGAGCGCATCGAGAAGACGTTCGTTGAGGACGGAAGCGATGAGGTGTGGGTAGACGATGACAACAACTACGAAGCGTATGAATACTTTGATGACCTGATCGCGGCACGCCGGCAGCGAGGCGAGGAGCTCCCCGATTATGACAGCGTCGAATATGAGGACGTGGGCGACGTCTGGATCAGCAACATAAATGATTACTGCAAGGCGTTCAAAATGAACGTTCGCACCGGAAGGTTCATTCAGCACACCAGCCCTGTCGCGTTCTTCCTGATCCGCGATGAAGCGGTTCGCTACATGAAAGGATACCAAGCTCATAACTGTGCCGACTGCCGGATCTTCACTTACGGCCTAGGATATTCAAACAACGGCGACTTACCTGTTTTCCGGGAGCTGCTTATGAGGATGGGAAAAGCGATACTACAGGACGGAATGAAATAGCCGAAACGGGGAGCTTTCCCCGTCCGCCAGGGAATGGCCGCCCGGCGCTGAGGATGGCAGGCCCGATAGACACGGAGGCGTGTATGGATAAATTGACCGTTTGCGAATATGCGGAATTGCGAGGATGCAGCGAGCAATATGTGCGTCGGCTGATTGCGGACGAGCGCCTCGCTTATCAGATTGCAGATAATCCGGCCAATAAGATCAAGCAATACCTAATCCCCATCAGCGCCCTTCCCGGCGACCTGCAGGCGAAATATTACGGCAGCCGTGCAGGAAAGGCCGCCGCCGGCGCGGTGAAGCAGCCCAGGGTGCTTGAAGAATACAGCGCTGATGAGCGCGAACGGATCAAAATGTGGAGTGAGCTGCTTATGGATTGGCAGCGGTACCGCAACGATCCTGCTCATATCAGCAAGGCCGGCGTGGATAAGGCGTATGTTGCAATGGCTACCCTGACACGGCCAGAGCTGAAGCTCAGCGAGCCGACCCTATACCGAAAATGGGCGGCGTACAAAGCGGGCGACCTCGACGGCCTGATCGACAAGCGCGGTCAGTGGCGCAAAGGCAAGACGGACATGCCTCCCACCCTATGGGACGCTTTCCTGTGGTATTACCTGGACCAACGTCAATATCCCATTTCCAAATGTGTGGAATATACCGTGATGTGGGCGCGGGAATATCATCCGGAGCTCGTGCCGGCGGTACCCAGCTATCACGCTTTTCGGCGGCACGTATTGAGCATCGAGGAGCCCGTTCGCGTCCTTGCCCGGCAGGGTGAAAAAGCATACGACGACCGCTGCGCACCGTATATCGATCGCCTGTATGACGGACTGAACAGTAATGACTACTGGGTAGCAGACAACCATACCTTCGATGTGCTTACACGCAGCGCAGACGGCGAAACGGTGCATCGCCTATACCTCACCGCCTTCATCGACGCTCGGAGTCAGATGTTTACGGGCTGGGAAGTGACGGACGCTCCATGCTCGGACGCAACGCTGCTGGCCTTGCGCCGCGGCATTCTCCGCTGTGGCGTTCCCCGCCGCATTCTGGTGGATAACGGCCGTGAATTCCTCAACTATGACGTAGGCGGCCTGGGGCATCGGCAGAAGAAGAGTACGCGGGATCTCCCGACCCCGCCCCCCATCTTTGAACGTCTGGGAATTGAAATGTGCAATGCCATCGTCCGCAACGCAAAGGCGAAACCGATTGAGCGCACCTTCGGCGATCTCAAGAACTGCCTTTCCCGCCTTTTTGCCACCTTCACGGGCGGAAACGTGCTGGAAAAGCCCGGTAACCTGAAGGACGTGCTCAAGTCCGGGCAGATTCCGCTGGACGATGATCTCCGCAAGGCCGTAGACGATATCCTGGACGGCTATTATAACGCTGGCGAATACGGCGGAAAAGTTACGGCCGATCATGGAAAGCGCCGTGTGGACGTTTTCAACGAAAATCTCCGTACCAAGCGCGTGGCGACGCCGGCTGATCTGACCCTTCTGCTCATGCGCAGCACCCGGCCGCAAACCATAGGACGGCGTGGCGTGCATGTGGATATCGCCGGTACCAGGCTTTGGTTTTGGGATGAAGATCTCGTTATCCATCGCCAAAAGGAACAGGTCTATGTGCGTTATGATCCCGCCGACATGCGCGAGGTACGCCTCTACGATATGGAAGACCGCTTTTTGCAGACGGCTCCCCTGGACATTGAATGCCGGCTGGAATGGGGTGCGAGTAAAGAGGAGATCGCGGCTGCACAGAGCAAGAAAAACCGTGTGCGAAAGGCCGTCAAGACCATTGCGGAGGACTACAACCGGCTGGATCCCGCCGAGCGGATCGACGCGCTGGATCTCGTTTTACGGCACAGCCGGCTGAACAAGGAAAGCCTCCGGATCGCAGAGGATTGCGGCATCATAGAGCCGGTTCGGCCGGACGAAAAGCGTATCATGCCGGCGGCCGTCGGTTCGGGCGGTACGGTGGTCGAAATTGACAGGGAACGTATGCTGCGTAACGCAGCTAAACGGATAAAGCAAAACTGAGGAGGTATGCAGCATGGAAGCCACAGCAAGACAAATTCCCATGGCGATGCAGGAAAGCTATTGGCGGGATCGCGCGGTCCAATATATGGAGGTAAACAGCCTCAGTCAAAAGGCATTTGCCTCTATGCTTGGATTCAACAACTCTTCCGGACTCAACCAATATCTAAAGGGGACCTATAAGGCACCGGCAAGCTTTGAAAAAAAGCTTCAGGAATTCTTTAACGTAGCAGAAGCGGCCGCTCAGCTGCACAGCATCAGCGATTATGTGAAAACCAGCATCAGCGAAGCGGTCTATACTACTATCCGGTCTGCGCATCTTAAGGGTCAGCTGGCGATCGAATGCGGAGACGCCGGCATCGGCAAAACAAAGGCGGCGCAAAAGTACGTGCAGGACTACCCGAACAGCGCTTATCTGGTAACGGTAAACCCGGTATTCGCAAACGCCAGCAGCTTTTTAAAGCTGTTGTGCCGTACACTACACATCGCCGAAGGCCGCCGCGATGATATGTGGCTCAACGCGGCATCATTCTTCTCCGGCAGCCGCAAAGTACTCATAGTGGATGAAGCGCAGCATCTGCCCATCAAGACGATCGAGCTGATCCGTCAGCTTGCGGACTATGTAGCCACGATGGCCGTTGTCTTTATAGGGAACCGGCGTGTTGTCGACAACATGGGCGGCCGCCGCGAAGCGGAATTTGCGCAGCTGGAAAACCGTACACGCTTTACAGAGATCCGGCACACCAGAGATATCAAGCTCAGTGATATTCAAAAGCTCTTCCCCGCCTTAGTGGGGGATATGGAGCAGGCCCTTATGCTCAAAATCGCACAGGGCCGGCAGGGCCTGCGCGGTGCGGTGAACCTTTACAGTGAAGCATGCGACAACGAAAACATCACTTACGAGGGCCTGCTGGCGATGGCAAAGGCTATGAGGATCAGCATATGATCGGCTTGCTTTACAAAGACAGACATTGCAACCGCTACATGGTGCGAGGCGGCATAAACGATTTTGGTATTTGGACATGCGCCGTAATGTGTAGGCGGGCCTTCCCGCCCCGGGCGAATTGGTCTCCTGTAAAAGGCATGAAAGAGCGTCATACCTACGCAGAAGCACTTAAAGACTTTGGACGGTTGATCAGGCGCAGGGGATTAATCAGGATTAAGCGGAGGTGGGAAATATGATCAATCAGATTTATAAGGACAAGCACGGAAACCGTTATGCGGTCAAGGGTGGCATAAATTCTGAAACTGGAGAAAAGACGTTCATGGCCTATGCGAAAACCCCGGGCGGCCGGGAACACTCACTCCTTTGCGAAGGCATGGAATGGCGTGATACACAATTTGAGGCACAAAACGACCTTGACCGTCTGGCAGTTAGGCGCAAATTAATTGCCGTTTAAAAGCTTTTTACACCCTTTTAAAAGGCCCTTTTCAGGGCCTCTCTAATGCGGCCAACGGCGGTCACAAGCCCGCACAAACGCAGAGTGGAGAAATCAAAAATATGAGGAGGATGGGCATGGCAAGGGTACGTATTGAAAACGAGGCCCTCAACAGCTGGGATCACGTCAATCTTTGCCTGGCGGAGATTGGCGAATGCCAGCGCGGTATTGAGGTCGTTGAGGCGAAAATGCAGGAGGCGATCGACAACGCCAAGCTGGCGGCCGGCATGGAGGCGGAGCCGCTCCGGCAGCGGATCTCCGCGCTGGAGCTGAGGATCAAGGCATTTGTGGATGAGCATGCCGATGACATGGGCGGCAAAAAGACAAAGCAGCTCCAGTTTGGGCAGACCGGGTACCGGAAGAGCACGAAAATTTTGCTTCCGAAAGGCGCTGCCAAAATCGCAGCCATTATACGGGCGCTCAGAAAGCAGGGCATGAACGATTGCGTCATCACACAGCCTGAGAAGGTCGACAAGGAGGCGCTTAAAAAATACTCGGTACCGGATATCGTCGCGGTTGGAGCGAACATCAAGATTGAGGACGTATTCTGGTACGAAATCGACCGCGAGAGCCTTTTAGATAAGTAGGTGGCTTATGGCAAAGCCCAAGCCGAAACCTAAAAAGCTTACCCAGCGCGAAAAGTCATTCCGGGCTCAGTTTAAGAAGGAAATACAGAAAAAAGGCGTTATTGCACCTGATAAGCCCCGGTTGAACCGTAAGAAATTCGCCCAGGAGACCATGGCCGCGTTTAAGGACTTATCGTATGGTGATGCGATATATCTCTTCCACGCGATCAATGCGACGGTACCGGACGGCTCAAAGGACTGGCGCAAGATCTCCCCCGAGGACGTTGGCGCGCTAAAGGTAGTTGCTGCAGCAGTCGCATGGAAACGCTTCGAGGCCGAAAACCGGCAGGCAGGTAAAGAGAATTACAGCATCGGCGAACTGTTCGACAATGTGCTTAAGCCGATACGGGATTTATGAGAGGAGGATAGCTATGGAAAAGGATATTCTTGAAAAACTCCGTGCATTTGTTGTTGAAACAGAGCAAGACGCAGATGCGTCCGATTTTGCAGTGGCTATGGCAGTGATATGCGAAGCAGCCGTGGATGAGATTACCAGCCTTCGCCAATGGGTAAATGACCTGCAATCCGGCATGTATGTAAGCTGCGTATATTGTGGGCACCGGTATGGTCCAGATGATAAGGTGCCCGGTAGCATGGCAGATGCCCTAAAACAGCATATCGAGCAGTGCCCAAAGCATCCGATGTCTCAGCTTCGGAAACAATATGTTTCTCTTGTAGCAGAGAATTTGCAGTTGCGTGAGGAACGTAGGTGGGGCGGTGGCTGTGAAGGGTGCGAAGGACGCAGCTCCGTGGAGCGAGGCAAACCATACCAGTGCCAGTATTGCAGCAGGAACTATGGGGATAAACACGATGTTATTACGAAAGAACGCTCTACGCTGATTCCTACCATGCGCGCCCCGGAATCTCCAGAAATAGGAGAATAAAATATGCCTAATCTGATGAAATGCGGCGGCGTTAGGAAATTCGTTGTTTTTAAGGAAGCCGACATTGAATTACTACCCGATACGGCGCGTGACAGAGTGAGGGATGGCTTGCGGTTCACGGATATCGTACTGGCGCAAGTCAGGCATCACACAGGGCGCAATCCACGCCCCGAGTATATCGTTATCAACACCGACGAGCCATATATCAATGAGATTATCGATGTGCTCAAGCGGCACGGCCATTGGGGGACCGCCACACCGGCGCAGGAAGGCGGCGGGTAAGGATGACCGGTGCCGAACGAGACGCCTATGTTCGGAAGCAGTGCGCCGAGGCTCAGCATCTTATCATGCATAAGGGCGATTATGATCCGGACGCCTGGATTCTCAGGTACTTACGCACAACGATATCCCCCTACTCGCTACTATGGCGCCATGGCGTAATTAAGGCACTAGGGCGCGCAATTCGGCTTATCGAGAGCGCGCCCGAGAAAAAATGAAAGGAGAATAGGATCGTGAAAAAGACAATTGTTATTGTACTGGTGGCTTTACTGCTGGTGGTTGCTGGGTGCACGCAGGCCCAAAGGGTTTCCGCAAACGTGTCGAAAGAAGCGGATAACTTTAATGTTCAGCGGCGAATTTCGGTCATCAACGTCAGGACGGATAAGCCATTGTTGGAGGTCATCGGTCTGCTTTCAGTCCAGAAAACCGGGGACGGCGATCTTGACATTATCATGGAAATAGCCCCAAACGTCTACAAAAAGCACTTTGTGGAACTGAACGACTGGACCACCTACGTTGTAGAAGATATCAGTGGGGCATATGTCGACAAATACCACTATGAGATCAATTTTCAGCCCGAAATGATTATCCCGATCACGTTTACCAGCAACGATTAGGCCGCGCCGAAACCGCCTCCGGGCGGTCTGCCGGGGACAAGCTTCCGGCACTGATGAGGCAGCTGAACAGGAAGGAGGAGCGCATGAGCAGAAAGAAGGCGGCCGCGCCGGCAGTCAAACCGCGCAGATGGACGGCAGAAGAAGAAACGTATCTCATGGAAAAATGGGGTGATACCAGTATCAAGGGCTTAGCCAAGGCGCTGGGGCGCACCGAGACTGCGATCATAGTCCGCGCGCAGCGCCTCCAGCTTGGCGCTCACCTCGCGGCTGATCACCGGGTATCCGTGAATCAGGTGATGCTGGCCGTCCATGGCGGAAAGCCGCAGGGCAGCTACACATTAGATATTTGGATGCGCGCAGGCTTCCCAATCAAGCGGCACAAGGTGAAAAACTGCACCTTCAAGGTGATCGACCTCAACGACTTTTGGAAGTGGGCTGAGCGGCACAAGAATATCCTGAATTTCGCGCGTATGGAGGAGAACGCCCTCGGCGCGGAGCCGGACTGGGCGAAGGAAAAGCGCCGGATCGATATCCGGGAGCGGTTTATCACCTTTCCATGGACGCCAGCGGAGGACGCGATCCTCAAAAGCATGCTGGCGCAATACCGGTATACCTACGATGATATCAGCCGGGAGCTGAGCCGATCTGAAGGGGCTATCAAACGCAGGATATGTGATCTCAGGCTCCCGCAGCGGCCGGTGCGCCGGGAGAATCGGCCGTGGACGGGCGTGGAAGTCCAATTTCTCCTACAGAGCATGGAAGCCGGGCACTGCTTTGAACAGATCGGGGAGGAGCTGGGCCGCAGCGCCCTCGCGGTACGCGGGAAATATGAGCGCCTGCAAAACCCGGATTATATGAAACGGTATTTCCGGCGTCAGCGTGAGGATATGCGCCGCTTTTTCCAGACGGAAATGTGCCTGCATTATGTCAAAACGATCGGCTGCACCGCCGGGGGAACAAATTGCGACGGATGTGAACTGTACGCCCGGCGCGATCCCGGCGAGCCGCATCCAACCGGCTGGAACGCGATTTCGGCGAGGCCGCCTGAATATCTGCAAAACAGCTGAAGGAGGAATGCACAATGCCATGCGAGCCCTATATCGAAAACGGCCGCGTGAAGGGCTTCTTCTGTTCACGGAGCCGGAAGCCCAGACCGGTATGCTATGTATGCGGCCGCCCGGCAAAGTACTTCTGCGACCATAGGACGGGCCTGTTCAGTACATGTGACAAGCCAATGTGTGCCGAGCATAGGTACCATGTTGCAGACGATACCGATTATTGTGCGGAACACTACAACGAATTTTCCATCTGTTTGAGCAATCAGCGCGAGATCCGCTTGGAGCAGCTGCGCATGGAAATTGAGAGGAGGAACAACGAATGAAGGCACAGGAGGCAATTACCAAGCAGGAAATCAGCCGTATTTATGCCCTGGGCGCGGGCGTAGGACTGGTGGAACGAGGAAATCCGGACGATCTGCTGCATATTGCATTGCGCAATATAACCGGGAAGGACAGCGTACGTGAACTGACGCATGCCGAATATCTGGATATGCAGCACTATCTGATCGAGCAGATGCAGCTGAAGAACCGAAAACAGCCGCTTAAACAGCGCAAGCCCTCTCGCAGCGCCAAGCATGAGGAACGGCCGGGCGGGATTACGGCCGACCAGCAGCGCATGGTCTGGTACTTGATGTATCAGCTGCGGGACAAGGACGGCAATGCATATGCCAGTACATCCCTGGGAGTGCGCCTTTGCGGTATCATCCGCAAGCAGCTGCGCCGGGACTGTACGGAAAAGGATCCGTTTAGGTTTATTACCATGGCTGATGGATGGCGATTAATTGAGGCGCTTAAGGGTATGGTCGCCAATACCAAGCCCAAGGACGGTGTCCGTAATGCACAATAGTCCGACTCTGGTGAGGGATTACGATATAGCCGGACTGGTACGGCTGATCGGCATGGAAGCGTATCTGGCGCTAGTGCGGGAATACGGCGGCACAACTTTGTACATCCCTACAGCGCAGAGCAGCGCCAATATACTGGAGCAATGGCTCACGAGAGGAGGTATGCCATATGGAGCAGCACATGAGCAGGCAACCCGCCCTTGAGGATATAGGCAGCGATTACCAGCAGATAGCGGAACTTATCGGTATGGATAATTTCCTGCGTCTGGTGGAGCAATACGGAGGATACCAGCTATATATTCCGAAGTACGAAGGTCTTTTTCGGAGCACGCGGGATGAAGAAATACGGGCAAGCTATAACGGATACAACGTTGAAGCACTGGCCCGAAAATACAATCTTACTACCCGTCATATTCGATATATCGTAGCTCCCGTATTCAAACAGGTAAAAGCCAGGCCCGTCAATGGGCAGATTGGTTGGTTTGGAGATTCTGCGAGCAACATATTGCCGGAGCCATATGGCTCTGTTATTATGAAGCAGAATATAGAAACGAATGGTGCCCATCCCGCTTCCTTGAGCGATGAGTGAAAAAAGTTGTTGAAACGCTTCATTTGATGTTTCACATATAGTCCCTTTAAGATTGAGCTATACGGTAGCTCAATCTTTTTTTGTGGGGTTTTGTATGGATCAGGTTACTCTGGCTATCCCGGTTCTTGGCGTCGTGGCTTTCATATTCACTGGCATCATTGCCGCTATCACGTTCTTTTTAAAGCGTGAAATCAATCGGAACGATGCGCTGGCAGCAGAGGTCAAGTGTATCAAAGAGACATATGCCAGCCAGGATGATCTGGAAAAAACGGCGGAAGGCACCGTTAATCAGCTTGGCAAAATGGAGGAGCGCTTTACGACCCGTCTGGATCGGATCGACGGAGAAATATCCACTATCAGGCAAAATTACATTACCTCTGAAACGTTTGTCCGTGAAATCGGGAAGCTGACAGCACAAAACGACCGCATTTATGGGATACTGCTGGATTTGACCAGGGAAAGGAAATAAGCATGGACGGTAAACTCGACGAGCTGCAACTCCTTAAGCAACGCATCGAAGCCTCCAGCTTCGCCGGCAATAACGGTGCTATGATCCGCGTCATCAACATCCTTGAGGGCGATTGGATCAGGCTCTCCGCTGTCCAGGCGGCGCTGTCCGAGCTGGATGCCGCCGAATGGCTGGAGTCTCTCTCCTACCTGCAAAAGGAAGGGTATATCGCGATTCGGTATATCCACTACGATCAGTCCGTCGACGCATCCAAGGCTGACCCAAAGAAATGTGATGTATCGCTCACATCGCGCGGGATGCGCCTGGCGCGCTACATCGAGACGGATCCCGCGGTGCAGGTCTGATATGGCGACCCAACCGGTTTATAAACGGAAACACGGAAAGATCGACGACTTGCCCGCGGAGCTGAAGGACGCCGTCGAGCAAATGCTGCTGAGCAACTGCAGGTACTCTGAAGTGGTGGATTTTCTTGCAGATAAAGGTATCAGCATTTCACTTCCTTCAATCTGCCGGTACGCCAAAAATTATCATGCCAATGTTCAGCTGCTCAACATCGCCCAAGAGAACATGAAGCGCATGATGGGCGAGATTGATAAATATCCCGGTCTGGATACCACCGAGGCAATCGTGCGGCTCATGTCGCAAAACGTATTCAATGCCCTTGCGAACCTGGATGAGGATGACCTGGCACTAGTTGACGTCGACAAGCTGCTAAGGGAGGCAAATGGCCTTATCAAGGCGGCCGCCTACAAAAAGCGGATCGACCTCCAGAACAAGAGCGTCACCGACGCCGGTATGGATGCGGTCAAGCAGATGGTATTCGATGCTATGGCCCGCGAGCGACCCGAGCTCTACGCCCAGGTGGTTGGATTTCTGGAAGCGAAGAAAGGAAGCCTGGCCGCAGCTGAAGAAACGGAGGCATAAATGGAGTGGTTTGTGCTGCATGTGCATACCGGAAAAGAGCTGGATGTGCGCGACGATCTTCGGGGCAAGGGATACGTGGCAACCGTGCCGCGGGAACTCTCCATGGAGCGCAGCGGCGGCCAGTGGCGTGAACGGATGCGCCTTTACTTCCCCGGATACGTATTTATCCGTTGCGATATGGGCGAGCGCGATTTTTACCTGATGAGCAAGACCGCAGACGTGCTGCGCGTGCTGGGTGCGCCCACCCCGCTGCCTCCGGACGAAGCGGAATATATCGAATGGCTGACGCCTACCGACGACCCGCTGGGCATGTCCCACGCCGTGCGGGTCGGGTATAAGCGGATAAAAATCACGAATGGCCCACTGACGGGTAAGGAAGGATGGATTTTCAAATATGATGCTCGCGCCCGGCGCGCGCGTGTCCAGCTAAAAATGTTTGGTGAGATCCACGCCATTACCATGGCGTTGATCATAGATGCACAGGAAGGGTAACGCCGATACCCTTCACGTTCACCCCCGAATGCGATGTGCATCGCGGTTTCCTCCTCTATCAGACGGGGGCATGCTTGCTGCATGGCATGCCCCCAACCCAACTACAAATTTTGTTGCAGCGGCACCGGTTGATTCGTCCCGGTCGCCGGCGGACAGAAGGCATAGCGAAGCACGAAATTGCCGTTTTCCGGCAAGTGCCCCGCTATGCCTTTTAAAACCCATTTAACCCCCATTTAAAAAACGCGCAATTTCCGTCAGCGTATGTTTGCCCGTCTGCGCCCGGCGCGCCACACAGGGCAAATACGGGGCTTGTTTTGGTAATGCCGCAATGTACGGTAAAACCCCAAGAAGAGGTGATCGATTATGAGTATCCGGCAGGATCAAAACATAGATAAACTCGCATCTACTATCAAGCGAACCAACCAGCGTCGCAACCGGACGGACGGCACGACCGATACCCGGCTGCGGGTTTTAACAGAGGAATACCTGCGCGCGGGGAATGAACCGATGCGGAAGGATCTGTTGAAGCTGTATGTGGAGGGCGCGCCAATCAAAGGCGAGGATGGCATCCGCAAAAAGCTGGCTGCCCTGGACCTCGCATATTTCGGCCGTGCGTACCTCCCGCACTATTTTTCACGGCCGAGCCCCAAATTTCATACCGAGCTTGACGCCCAGTGGCGCGAAGGCGTCCTCAAGGGCATCGTCCCGCTCGGCGATGATGCCAAGCTCATTAATTCCCGTGACGGCTGCCGGCGTGCCACGGCAGCCCCTCGCGGCCACGCCAAGTCGACCAACCTCACCTTCAAAGGTTCGCTGCACGCAATACTCTATCGCTATAAGCGGTACCCGATCATACTTTCGGATACCAGCGACCAAGCTAACGGCTTCCTGAGCGCCATTAAGGAAGAGCTGGAAGATAACGAGGCGATCCGGGAGGACTTCGGGGATCTGGTCGGAAAGATATGGCGCGAGAACGTCATCGTCACAAAGACCGGCGTCAAGGTGGAGGCGATCGGCGCAGGCCAGAAGATCCGCGGCCGTAAGCATAAGAACTGGCGTCCGGACCTCCTGATTCTGGATGATATCGAAAACGACGAAAACGTCCGGACGCCGGAGCAGCGCAAGAAGCTGGAGAACTGGTTTTATAAGGCCGTTTCCAAGGCCGGCGATACTTACACGGATATTGTGTACATCGGCACGCTGCTGCACTACGACTCCCTGCTGGCCAAGGTGCTCAAAAACCCCGCATACCGGAGCATCAAATACAAGGCGGTGCTGTCCTTCTCCACCTCCCCGCGCTGGGTGGAATGGGAACGGATTTATACCGATCTGGACAACGACAACCGTGAAGAGGACGCAAAGGCGTTCTTTGCGTGCTATCGCGAGGAAATGCTTGCCGGCACTTCCGTGCTGTGGGAAGAGAAAAACAGCTATTACGACCTCATGGTTACGCGGGTGTCCGAAGGCGACGCCTCGTTCAATTCCGAATTGCAGAACGAGCCTATCAACCCGGATGATTGTCTTTTTCAGGAAGAATGGTTCGACGAATACAATCCCGTGGAAGTGGATTTCTCCGCAGCCCGCTTCCAGTTTTACGCTTTTGTCGATCCCTCCTTGGGCAAAAGCAAAAAGAGCGACTACAGCGCGATCATTACGGGCGCGCTGGATAAGCCGACCGGTTACCTTTACGTGGTGGACGCCGACATTACACGCCGGCATCCGGACGCGATTATTTCCGATTGCCTTGCCAAGGCAGAGTGGATCAAAAAGACCTACGGCAAGCGGTATGTGAAATTCGGCGTTGAAACCGTTCAGTTCCAGTGGTTCCTGAAGGAGCAAATGGCAAAGGCATCCGCCAAGGCCCGCATCTACCTGCCGCTGGTGGAAGTGCAGCAGACCAGCGATAAGGTGCTGCGCATTCAGACGCTGCAGCCGGATATTAAAAACAAGTACATCAAATTTCAGCGCAAATTCAAACTGCTGTGGGATCAGCTCAAATACTTTCCGATGGCCGACCACGACGATGGCCCGGACGCGCTGGAGGGCCTGCGCACGCTGGCGCTGGGCGGCAACAAAAAGCGCCTGAAGATCAAAAGTAAGCGAGGGTTTGGCATATGAGGGGTGATATTCGGCCGCTGCGAGCACGGCCGATCAGCATTTACATGCAGGAGGGCGTCTCGGTCACCGTGCACTTGGTGGAGCATTGCGAGCGCGTCTACCGCCGGGAGCTGCGCCGATATGCGTATCTCGAAAAATATTATATGGCCGAAAACGAGATATCGAACCGGCCGGCCGAGGATGACAGCAAGCCCAATAACAAAATCGTGCATCCGTTTGCGCGGTACATTACCAAGATCGCGACAGCATACTTCATGGGCCTCGGCATGCGCATCCAGTGTGATGATGACGGGTATCGGGACGCGCTGGCGGAGCTGGTCAACGCAAATCAGACTGACGTCAAGCATTTTGAAGAAGCAAAGGATATGAGCAAATTCGGCCGCTCATATGAATTGCTCTATATTAATGAAGAGGGCGCGCTCAAAACCCGGTTCCTTCCTGCCGCCGAGGTCCGCCCGATCTATGGCCAGGGCACGGACGGCTTCCTGGTTGCCGCCATCTGGCGTTTTACACGGGACGAATTCGACGGCAAGCGGCTGGTGCGCATAGATTACGCAAATGTCTACACTAAAACCGAGGTTTTCCGCTATACCCGCTACCATACCGTCGGGGCCTGGCGGCTCGTCGACCAATACCCGCATATGTTCAGCGACGTGCCGATAATCGTCCGCTGGAACAATACTGAGCAGAAGGGTGATTATGAAGACGTCATCACGCTGATCGACGCCTACGACCGCGCGCAGAGCGATACCGCGAACGACCTCGATTATTTCACCGACGCCTATCTTGCCATTGTGGGTGCGGAGGATATTGTAACGGATGGTGAGGACGGCAGCGAATCTACGGAAGCGGCCAGCACTCCATCGGAAAGAACAGTGCGCACCCTGAAGCGAGAGCGGGTTTTCATATTCCCCGATGGCGGGGATATGAAATTCGTTACCAAGACTATCAACGACACTGCCACGGAAAATTATAAAAGCAGGACATATAAGAATCTCTTTTTTCTTGCGCTAGTGCCCAATCTTACGGATGAGAACTTTTCCGGCAACCTCTCCGGAGTAGCGATCAAGTACAAGCTGTTCGGGCTTGAGGAACTGGCGGCCGAAAAAGAGAAGTATTTCACCTCCAGCGAGCTCAAGAAGCTGCGCTTCATGACAGAATACATCAATACTATGCGCGGCACGTCCTACGATTGGCGCACGCTGCAGCTGTCGTTCGACAGATCCAGCGTCAGCAATCTTCTTGAGCTGGCGCAGATCATAAACTATTTGCGTGGGCTGCTCTCGGATGAGACGCTGATCTCAATGTGGCCTGAAATTGAGGATGCCATAAAAGAGCTCGAAAAAAGGCTGGCCGAAGAAAGAAAAAAAGAGAACGACGACCTCCCTCCAGATATGGAGACACGCATAGCAAATGACACATGAGCAGAATGAGCAATACTGGCGTGAGCGTGGCGTCAATGACAGCCTCCGACTGACCAAGGCCCAGCGCCGGTGGGCGCGGCGCGTGGATGAATTGTTTGCGGACGCCAAGGCCGCTATGCGGAAGGAGCTTGATAACTGGTACCGGCGCGTTGCAAAAAATGAGGGTGTCACGCCTGCTGAGGCCAGCGCGCTACTGCAGGATCGTAATGCCTGGCTGCTGACCGTTGACAGGTATAAGCAGCTGCTGCGCGATTTTCCAGATGATGCCGTTCTACGCGCAGCGTGGGAGCGGCATAGTGCGGCAAGCGCGGTTACGCGCATTGAGTATCTGCAGATGCAGCTGCAGGCATTAGCCACTGAACTATACGGCCGGCTCAATGACACCACCAGAGATGGTGCAGTTCAAAATTACGAGGATGCTTATTATCGGGGCATCTTCGCGCAACATAAATGGCAGGGCCTTGCAACCCCGTTTTCCCGCATTAATCCACAGGCTGTCACCGAGGCGGTGGACGCCCCGGTCAAGGGTAAGAATTTTAGCAAGCGATTGTGGGGTGATCATCGGCAGGAACTGGCGGACCATATCAACCGCATCATAGGCGCGGGTATGGCT